GGTGACGCGCGAGGCGAGTAGCTAGGCAAAAATTGCCTACCATATCTCCGTATATGGGAAGAAAATTCAAACAAAAACACTGGGGTCTTGATGAGGCCGCGTCCGAATTTGGGTGCGACAAAGACACGCTTGCAAAGTATTTTAAGCAGGCTGGCCAGTCGCCTGCATTCACAGACGGCACGTGGGCAACCAATCAAATTGTAGTCGCTCTATTTGGCGATTACGACGCGCAGAAGACGCGAAAGATTACGCACGAAGCAAATCTGCTAGAGTTGACCGAGCGAGAAAAGCGTGGCGAGCTAGTCCCGATGGGTGAGCTTGTAAATTTGATGCAGCGTGGGCTTCAAGCTATGACAGCATATGTCATGGGATTAACCGACATTGAAATTGAACGCAGAGAAAAAATCATTGAACAAATTAGGGCTTGCGGAGAAGGCGTGGTTGGCGGCTCTAAAGATAGTGACGCCTCCGCCGAGGTATAGTGTTTCCGAGTGGGCTGAAAACTTCCGCTACTTGTCGCGCGAGTATTCCGCTCAACCCGGTCGCTACTCGCTTGGAATTGTTCCATACGCCCGCGAGCCGATGGACTGCGCGAATGATTCAGCTGTTCGCAGCGTAACTCTGATGTGGGCAAGCCAGACTACCAAGACTACGTTGCTTGAAAACGTTCTTGGCTATTTTGTCGCCGCTGAACCGTCGCCTATTTTGTTGGTTCAACCATCCGTTGAAATGGCACAGGCTTGGAGCAAAGAACGGTTCACGGCGACATGTCGGGACACGCCAATCTTGCGAGAATTGGTGACAGAACAAAAGAGCAGAACCGCAGAAAACACAATCCAGCTAAAGACTTTTCCGGGCGGCAACCTTGCCATCATCGGAAGCAACGCACCGAGCGGCTTGGCAGGCCGTCCGAGGCGCGTGGTGTTGCTAGACGAAGTTGATCGTTACCCGGCATCGGCAGGAACGGAAGGCGATCCGGTTGCTCTCGCAATTCGCCGGACTGAATCATTTTGGAACTCGGTTGTATTTTTGACTTCAACGCCAACATTCAAAGGCAAGTCTCGGATTGAATCCGAGTTTGAACAGACGGACAAGCGTTACTGGTTTATTCCGTGTAAATGCTGCGGAGAATTTCAGACGTTAAAATGGTCTCAGGTTCAGTGGGAAAAAGACAAACCAGAAACAGCAAAATATGTTTGTGAAAAGTGCGGATGCGATTGGCAAGATTCCGACAGAGTTGCGGCGATTAAGAAAGGAGAATGGCGAGCTACTGCTCCGTTTAGCGGAAAGCGAGGCTATCACCTCAGCGGAATTTATTCACCTTTCAAAGCAAAACGAGGCTTCAACAATCGGCTGCATCAAATGGCAACCGAATTTTTGGAAGCAAAGAAAGGCGGGTCAGAACAATTAAAGACTTGGACAAATACATTTTTATCTGAGACGTGGGAAGAATCTGGCGACAAAATAAACACTGAAAACATTGTTGGCAGGTGCGAAGAATACAGTCCGGTTAGCCTGCCTGAAAAGATTGTGTTCGTGTGCGGCGGTGCTGACGTTCAGAAAGATCGAATCGAGCTTGAGATCATCGGACTTGGGTTGGATGATGAATCTTGGGGGGTTGAGGTGGTGAAGACCTATGGCGATACAGAGAAGCCAGAAACTTGGAAGCGGTTCGGGAATGAGTTGACGAGAAAATTTAAGCGCGCAGACGGGATTGAGTTGCCGCTAACAGCAATCGCGATTGACTTCCATTTCAAGCCGCAAATAGTAAAAGACTTCGCCCGGTCACACGGCACGGGATGTATGGTGTTGCCAGTTATCGGCGTTGGAACTGCTCAGCCGGGATTAACTCAAAGACGCCAGACGCAGGAAGGTTTTATTTACAACTCCGTTGCAACTGACGCGGCTAAGGACGTCATTTATTCGAGGCTTCAGATGGACGAGCCGGGGGCGCGTTATATGCACTTCCCGCTTGGATTTGGATATGATGACGCTTGGTTTCGACAGCTTACGTGCGAGCGAGTTGTCACGAAATACACAAAAGGATTTGCGAAGCGTATTTACGAGAAAGCAAACGGCGCGCGTAATGAGGCGTTGGACATGCGCGTTTATTGGCTGGCATTGCTAGATGTTCTAAAGCCTGACATTGGCGCGATTGCCGCGCGGTTGACCAAGCCGATAGAGAAAGACCAAGCACAAATTCAACCACGCAGGAAAAGCGGCTGGATGAGTGGCAATGGTTGGCGTTGACGAACGCGTAAAAATGAATGGCAGCGCAAACACTTACCAGCATTCCGTCAATTATGACAGCGGGGGAAACCCTGCTTTTCAAGATTGATTTGGAAAACTTCCCAGCAGATCAAGACTGGGTATTGACCTATTCATTCCGAGCAAAGGAGGCCACGGCGATAGACATAAGCGGAACAGAATCCGGGGCTTCCCATCTTTTCAACGTTCCCAAAGCCACAACAGCGACTTGGATACCTGCAAAATATAACGGAATTGCAAAAATAACCGATGGCGTTGAGACTTTTACAATCTGGCGAGGGTATCTTGAAGTCTTGCCAGACCTATCTCAGCAAGATGCGAATTATGATACCCGCTCACATGCGCAAAAGTGTTTAGATTCAATCAATGCGGTGCTTGAAGGCAAGGCATCACGCGATGTTTTAAGTTCTACAATCGCGGGGCAGTCCATTTCTCGAATGTCGTTCTCTGAGCTTTTATCTGCAAAGGCTCATTATGAAAACCTAGTCAAAGGAGAAAAAGATGACGCCGCTGGCATTAGTCGCCGAAATGTTTTGGTGAGATTTGGCAACGCATGAATCTAATTGAAAAACTCGCATTTTGGCGGAAACCAAAACATCAGCCAACGCAACGCCAATTTGATGCTGGGGCATTGAATCGGTTGACGGCTGATTGGCTTACTAGCGGAAATTCTGCCGACTCTGAAATCCGATATTCTCTTAAAGAACTTCGTAATCGTTGCCGCGATTTGGAACGCAACAACGATTATGCGCGCCGCTATTTCAAACTTTTGCAAAACAACGTGCTTGGAAGCAATGGCATTGGATTGCAAATGAAGGTGCGCGAGCGCGTCAAAGAAGCCGGAAAATGGGTTGAGCGTTACGACATGGTGGCGAACAAAATAATTGAAGATGCTCATTCCATGTGGCGCAGGCCGGAATACTGCTCACTTTCTGGGGCGCACAATTTTATTCAACTACAACAAATTGCCCTTACATCAACAGCACGAGACGGAGCTTGTTTGTTTCGCAAGCATTATCCTAAAGACAATCCATTTTTGTTTTCGCTTGAACCAATCGAGATCGACCAACTAGACATTGACCGCAATGAAACCCACAAAGACGGATCGGTCACATCAATGGGCATTCGCAAAAACCAGTCAGGAAAAGTGGTCGGCTATTGGTTATTGCGATCACATCCGGGTGAGTTATTCCAACCCCGCGCAAACGGATTTTGGACTGAATACGTTGATGCAAAATTTATTATCCATCTTTACAGGCCTGAGCGTGTCGGACAAAGCACGGGATTCCCTTGGCTAGTCTCAACAATGGTAAGGTTGAAAAACCTAGGCCAATACGAGGCTGCGGAACTTGTGGCATCTAGGGTTAGCGCGGCAAAGATGGGATTTATTATCAACACGGCAGCGCAGTCAATCCCGTATTCTGGGGCGCAAGATTCTCAGGGGCGCAAGTATATGGAAGTCGAACCGGGCAGCATTGAAGAGCTACCGTTTGGAAAAGACTTCAAATCGTTTGACCCAAACCATCCGTCAACCGCTTTTAAGGATTTTGTAAAAGCAACATTGCGCGGAATAAGCGCGGGGCTTGGAGTTTCTTACACGTCATTGGCAAACGACTTAGAGTCAGTCAACTATTCATCTATTCGCGCCGGGCTTTTAGAAGAGCGCGAGGAGTGGAAGACTGTTCAAGGTTGGTTTATTGATTCTTTTATACGCCCAATTTTTGAAGAGTGGCTTTCGATGGCGGCAAGTTCCGGGGCTTTGAAAAACAATGAAAGCGGGTTGTCTTTGCCTGCGGCAAAAGTTTGGAAATGGAATCAGCCAGAATTTAAGGCGCGTAGATGGGACTGGGTTGACCCGTTGAGTGATTTGCAAGCATCCGTTTTGGCTGTTGAAAAGGGATTTAAGTCTCGCAGGCAAATCATTAGTGAAGCTGGTGGAGATGTTGAAGATACTTTTGGAGACATTGCTGCGGATGAATCTTTGGAGGAAGAATACGGGCTTGATTTCTCTCCTGAATCTGGGCAGCAAGCAAACAAGCAGCAATCAAAGCCCGACGCGCCAGATGATGCAGCGATTGCCACAAGTTGACAACAAACTAAAAACAGATGTCAGACGAAATCAAAACAGAATCACGGATTGACAAATTGACCGCGCAGACTTTCAAGCGCGAGATGCAATTTGAACGCGCTGAGATGAATAAAGATTCTCGCTCAATTGAGTTGAGCTTTTCATCTGAGACGCCAGTTGACCGAGGCATGTATATGGAAGTCCTCAGTCACGATCCCGTGAACTGTGATTTGTCACGACTGAATAACGGACACCCGCTGTTGATGGGACACAACCCAGAAGAGCAGATTGGTGTCGTTGAAAAGGCGTGGATTGGCGAGGACAAAAAAGGCCGAGCCATTGTAAGATTTTCCAAGTCTGAAAACGGAGAAGAGATTTGGAATGACGTAGTAGATGGTATCCGCAGATTGGTCTCTGTTGGCTATCGAATCGTTAGAGAGGTCAGTTGTGCAGAAGAGGCAGGCCGGGAGGTTTGCACTTTTGCGTGGCAGCCTTATGAAATCTCCATCGTATCAATTCCGGCAGACGCGACGGTTGGAATTGGACGCAAACAAGATTTAGAGTCGCAAAAAACAGAGAAAGAAAACAAAATTATGTCAGTTGAAATTACTCCCACAGTGGACTACCGCAAGGAGTCCCAAGAGATTCTTGCAATCTCAAAAAACCTCGCGGGCAAAGTTGAAAACGTGCGTGACCTGGCGGACAAGGCAATCGGCGAAGGCTGGACTGCCGACCAATTCCGCAAGCAAGCTCTCAATCAGCTTCCCGAAATCAAACCGATTCAATCCAATCCGCTCGCCGACGTTAAGGCTCGCGACTGGGATAAATACTCAATCCGCAAGGCTATCGGAATGCAGATGACTGGACGGCACGAAGGCTTTGAAGCTGAAATGCACCAAGAGCTTTCTCGCAATTCGCACATCAAGCCCGAAGGTATCATTGTGCCTGACGCAGTGTTCGCTCGTAACTTGATTGCGGGAACAAACACGCTTGGCGGGTTTGCGGTTCAAACCACAAATGCGGCTTCTGAGTTTATTGAGATTTTGCGCAACAAATCGCAAGTCTTGAATCTCGGAGCGCGCGTGCTGAACTTGTCCGGCCCGACCACTATCCCCCGCCAGAACGGTGCAGGCACAGTGAACTGGGTCGGCGAGACGGTCGCGTCCACTCTGACGGCAGTCAACTTCCAACAGTTGACTTTGACCCCGCAGGCCGTCAGCGCGTATCATCAATACAGCAAGCAATTGCTCGCCATTTCCGACCCGTCAGTTGACGGCATCGTTCGTGACGACATTGCCCAAACGCTTGCGCTGGAAATTGATCGTGTTGCGCTTCACGGCACTGGTTCAGGTCAGCCCACAGGCATCGCGGCTACGTCTGGCATTGGCACTGTGTTGGCAGCCACGGACAGCTTGCTCTTGTCGTCCTACGGCGCGACCGCGTATCCGGCACTCGTTAGCTTGGAATCCGCAGTCGCCGCCGCAAACGCAGATCAAGGCTCACTGGCCTATCTGGTTCGTCCCGCTCAACGTGGAACGCTGAAGGTTTTGCAACGCTTTGCAAGCACTGACAGCCCCATCTTTGAAGATGGAATGATCAATGGCTATCGCGCTGAGGCAACAAATCAGATTGCGACCAACTTGACCACTGGCACGGCAACCACTATCTGTTCGGCAATCTTCTTCGGCAACTGGAACGAGTTGTTGGTTGCGAACTTTGCAAACGGAACCGACCTCGTGGTTGATCCTTACACCGCCGGGGCGAATGGTGTTGTGAGACTTTACGCACGCCGCTGGGTCGATGTGGGCGTGCGTCACGCCGCATCGTTCGCGATGCTCGGCGGTATTCGCTAATTAGCTTAATCATTCACAACCCCGCTCGAAGAGATTCGGGCGGGGTTTTTGTTGACGACCCACTAAAAGTAGATGAACTGGCCGAGTCCACTAACCAACATATCTGCTCTTTATTCTTGGCTAAACAGGCTATTGAATGCGGCTAAAGCTAGCCAGATTCAATCCGGCGTTGGTTACAAAGTAAAGCGAGACACTTTTGGAACAACTCTCGTAATAGACCAACTGACAAAAGATGGGCTTCCGCCATTTCACATCTACCAGCAATCGTCATCTTGGTTAGATTTCAAAGTTTCAACCGGCTACATTATCACGACTGGCGACCCTATCGAGCCGACAAATACAGAAACAACATTGACGCTTTCGGGTGGTGTTTTAAGGTATTGGATTTACTTAGAAATGACAGCCACAGAAGCCGAGGTAAAAAAGAGCGCGACAACATTGGAATGGAGCGCAGACAAAATTCCGATTGGATGGGTTGACACATCAACCGGAAGCGGCACGGAAACAGCAATTGTTTATCAGGTTTTGAAGGGGCATGTATTTGATCCTTGCGCCGGACAAGCGTGAAGAAAAAATGGTTGCAAATTTCAGGAGTTGACGATTGACTAATAATGTGTGGTTGTTGTTGGTTGGGGCGGGCTGCCAAGCGCGTTTTGCTCCGCTTGGCAGCCCGATGAGAAATGAAACTAAAACTAATCAAGCCAGTCGTAATTAACGGACATCCCGGCGTTGCCGTTGGAGATGTTTTTGAATGCGTTAAAAACCCTCACCTTTTGATAGCCGATGGCTACGTTGTCGAGGTTAAAGAAAGCAAAGAGGAAATCCAGACGCGCGAACCAGTGGTTGAGAATCGCGACCCCAAACCAAAAAAGCAAAAAGCATCCTGATTTATGGCTGACGAACTTTCTTTGACGGGACGTTTTTATTACTCAAAATCTGGGAGCATTGTTGAGCGAAACACTGGAGCAACATTGGTTACAATCTCTGGGACTGAGGTAAAATCTGGAATTGAAAGCGTCGGCACATCAAACGAGACAATTACTATACCGGCAAGCCCGGGTTATGTTTTCGTTAAGAATTTGGACTCAACAAACTTCATTCAACTCGGTCCAGATTCAACCAACTATTTTCTAAAACTGCTTGCAGGTCAGTGGGCAATCTTTCCGATCAACGGAACGGCCTTAAACGCTAAGGCCAATACAGCAGCTTGCAATCTGGAATATATCGTTGTCAGTTTATAGCTTCTCAACAATCTTTTCAGCGCACTTTTGCCAAGTGAATTGACGCATGAAGTCTGCGCATTGAACACCGCGCTCAATCATTTCAGCGCGATTTGAATAAGCGTATTCAAGCCTGTTGATGATGTCGGATACATTGGCATTGAACCAACCGGCAGCGTCATAACTCCCGCTGGTCAGCTTGAGTGCGGCACTGGATAAAACATCTTTATGCCCGTGGGCGCAAGATGCTATGACTGGCCGGGCGCAAGACATAAATTCAGTCATCACCATGTTAGTCCCCGCTTCGCATCGGTTTGGAAATAATCCAACATGCGCCTGTTCGTAAATCTCAGCCGTTTTCTCATTTGGCATTGCCGGAATTTTCAACACGCGATCCTCTGGCAATCCATCAAAAGGGTTGCTGGGGTTTATCAGCCATGAATTTCGCATTGACTGAATGGATTGCGGCCAAGGATTGTGCCACGCGGCCAGCAAAACGGCATCTGTTCTGACTCGCATGAAGTGTTTCATTGCAGCCAGAACATAGTCCTGCCCTTTTCTAAACTCATATTTTCCACCACTGAAAACAACAAACGCATTCCGCTGGCTTGGTGGGCGAGGATTGAACCGATCAAAATCAACTCCCTGAACAAGCGTTGAACAATGTTTTATTCCGGCAGATTTAAGCTTATTGGTGTTCCAATCCGACCCAGTAAATATCCAGTCGTATTGTCGCGAGTTTGTTTTTGCTTTGTCGGTTAAAGGCCATTCTGTAAAACAGTATCCGATTGTTTTTGGTGCTTTAATTTTGCGGATTGGATTCAATGCTGAATCAACAATCGGAACAAATGCGGGCGCATCAAATTCCGACATCTCCGCCGATGAAACGCGGCAGTCCAATAGGCCAGTTAGGGACTTTACGAGGTTTGTGTTTGCGAGACCCCATCCGAATCCGTCGGCTGGTTTTCCTAGGTAGTATAGTGTTTTTTTTGAAGATTGATTCATAGTTTGCTCTGTATTTTTTCCCATTGACCGGACGTGGTGAGTCGCCTTTTCCATTCATTGTTATTCCTTTCTTCTTTTGCAGATGAAATAAACATAGGCGTCATCACCCGCCTGAATCTTAAATGATATGATTTGAGATTTAACCACATCCCAGCCAGATTGATTCAATATATTCAACCATCCAAGATCAGTCAGGCAGGAATAATGGTTTGGGTTTGATTCATGGCTTGCGCTTGTTAGCGGCAATGGAACTTCGATGAAAAGCCATCTGGTTTGCTCCGCTAGGTTTGACAACAAAAGTAAAGGACAAGGTGAATGCTCTGCGGCGTGACGAAGCCATGCGGCGTCAAAGTTTCCGAGCCATTTAGTTTCGTGCATCTCGCATTTGTGGGCGATGAATCCTTCAGAAATCGCAAAATCGGCTTCCGATTGTAGGACTGAAACCGGAGTCACTTCATAGCCATATTTTCTCAATTCTTTTGCGCCAAAACATGAGCCGCAGCCTATATCTAAGACGCTGGCTGGCGCGGGCAAGTGCTTTGAAAATTCGGAAACGACCATCGGAATAATTGCCGAATGGATTGGCGAGTCCGGTTCTGGATATGCCGTCTGTGTGGCTTTATTTAGTAATTCTTTTAAGTTCATTTGCAATCCTTTCAAATACTGGTTGCCATTGATATTCTTTTTCTTGGCGAAACAACCTCACAGATTTATACCAAGGAGACGTTTCTTTGAATCTGGGCGGATAAACAAAATACGGGCGGCAATGCAAAGCACACCAACACGTAACATCGAGCGCACCGCAAAGGTGGACAATAGAAGTATCAACCGAAATAACCAAATCCATTTGAGAAACAAGACGCGCAGTTTCAAGCCAGTCTTTTGGAGTTGGATGCTGAATGAGTTGAGGATAAAGAAGTCCCTCATCTTTCCCATCAACCTGAATTGAATGGAAATTTACTCCTGTTAAATCTATGACGGGTTTCCATAATTCTAGCGAAGTAGATCGTATTGCGTCGTTGGTCTGAGCTGTTGATCCACGCCAACAGATGGCGACATTGAAGCCGTCTAGCTTTTTAACATCTGGCATGGCGATGTATGGCGACTCAGGGATTGAATCAATCGTTGTCTTAAAAATTCTCGGCAAACTAACGGACGGGATGTGGCAATCAAACTCCGGCAAATTGCCGCCAACTTCACAGACCAAGTCTATTTCCGGCATTGTTCGCATCAGCGAATCGAGTCCTTTTTGACCAACCCAGCATTGTTCAATCCCAAGTTTTTTTATCTCACTTGCGTAACGCAGCATCAAAATCGTGTCTCCGCATCCCTGTTCGCCATAAACATAGACGCGTTTCCCATTTGTGCCGTCCCATTCTGGCATGTTGCAAGTTATCTTTGAAAGGTTGTTCGTTTTGCTTCTCCATCGGCATTCGTATTCTTCAAAACCTCGCTCGTAATCACAATCCATCAACAGACACATTGACCGAATAAACGCCGCCTGCTCATGCCAATGATCAATAGACAGCGCGCGGGAGGCATAACGGATGGCTTCTTTGAAGTCACCTCGCCATTGAGCCAGCAGCCCCATGTTTGAATATGAATCTGGCGCGTTTGGGAATTTCTCAATGCTTTTTTTGAAATAAGCCAGAGCAGAAGATGTGTCTCCCATCATGCAAGCAATCATTCCAAGATTGTTGTATGCGGCGGCGCAAATTTTTACGTCCTTTGTAAGCTTTAATATCTCGGAGCATCTTTCCGCCGCTATCGTGTGCATCCCCTCTTTGATTAAGTTGTTTGCAAGTGCGAGCCAGCCCTCGGGCGCACACTTTGCGGCATGATAAAGCAAATCCATGCCATCGGAATCCTTGCCGTCCTTAATCAACGCAAGACCGCTTTGGTAAAGCTCACCAAATTGCTTTTCTCTTTCAGTCATAGAAATAGGCGTGTTGTCAACATCACAAATTTGTGAGCGACATATACGGCAATGCAGCGGCATTAAAAGAGATTGAATCCGAGCTTGGTCAAACGATGATTCTTAACGGACTGGAATACCCGTGCATAATTGGTGATACGCGCGACACAAAGGAGTTAGATTACGGCGGATATTCTACTGGCTCAAAAGTTGATATTGTTGTCAGGGCGGAGCTTTTTTCAACGCCGCCGATTCTGAAAGAGATAATCACGATCAACAACAATGATTGCATCATCAATGAAATAGCCATATCGAACGACGGAAGCTGCTATGTCATTTCATTGGATGACGCCGATAAGGATGCGTGAAGCCAGAGATAAAGCTAGATACAAGAGATTTTAACAGGGCGTTGAAAGAATACGCCGCTGAATCGAAGCGCGACATTGCGGAACTATTAAACCAAAAGGCTTACTCTGTGCTTATTGCAGCCGCCGCGATTAACCGGCGCGCGGACAGGGCAAGGGTTTTAAGTGAGCTTGGTCAGCAAAGCTCTTCCATTCGAGCCAATAAAGTAAGGATCACAAAATCTGGCAAAGTTATTAGGGGAAAGCCGGTTTTTGAAAAAGTGTTTTCGCCAACTCTTTACGCAATCATATTCGCCAAGGCAAAAAAGAGCGGGCAAAAAATAATTGACATTGAAGCCGCTGCTCAAAAAGAACTTTCAAGAAGGCTTTCAAGTATATCCTTTATGAAGGCAGGCTGGTTTGCGGCATTGAAGAAAGTTGCGTTTTCAATAGGCAAATCTCTAAAGAAAGAAAATTCTAGGCGTGGCAAAGATGCCTTTGGAGACAGCTCTCCAGCGTTGCCAAAAGAAAAAACAGAGGTTTCATTTTGGAATACATCTTTCAGCAGGCCTGAAAACACCACAGACACAAATCCAACTCGGTGGGCAGAGAAAGCCATTCAAAAGGCGTTAGCTCAAGAATCTTCAAACATGCGCCAGAGATTGGCTTCAAAACTTCAATCCAAAGCAAGGCGTCGCGGCGGTTGACGACCAGCTAAAACTGAAATGGCTTCACTTCGCAATCTAGTAGAAACCGCAGTTAGCGGGGCTTTGTCCGCGATAACATCCGCAAACATCTATGCCGGAATAGATGACGGTGACAAAGAGCTTCCTTGCATCATTTGCCGGGCAGTTAGCGCGTCTGAGATGATGAAGGATTCCGGCAATTACGAAGTGGTAGTCAACATCACAACGAAATCATTGCCAAGTGACGAGTTTGATACCATCTGCGAATCTGTCAGGGCGTTGCTGGCGACCGATCAATTTGTGACAGATTGCAACATTGCCGGGTTAAAGGTTTGGGGCGTTGCCTCAACCGAGTCAATAGACTGGGGCATTGACGGAGACGCTTACACAGAGACGCGGGCAATTGTTTTAGCCTGCGCGGCTCACACATTTCCAAGTTGACAATCAATCAAAGTTGAAAGGTTAAAACGAATTTATGCCAAACACTTTTACAGGCGTCGGGATTCTTTGGGGCTTCCCAAGCACGCCGACAGCAACCACGCTAACAGGCCTTGGCGTCTTGTCTCAAATCCAATCTCTTGACCTTAACGTCAAGGCTCAAAAAGATCAGATTAAAGATGGGGTGAACAACACTTCTGCGGTTGTTTTTTCAGACCACGAGCAAAACGTGAAGATTGATTTCATTCCGACAAGCTCGACAAACACCGGAAATTTTACGATTTCATCTTTGCCCGCAATCGGCGCAACCGTGGCATTGACCGACGCATCTTTCTCGGTTATCTCGGCCACATTCATGGTTGATGACGTGACAATCTCGCGCGGAAACACAAAGGCGGCAATGGCTACGATCAGCCTTTCGCGATACCTTAACAACACCGTCCCGTAATTAAAATGCAATGGCTGCAAATAGTGATTTCATTGCCGCTGCTTACCCAGAGCCGTGGCAGATTTTGGGCGTAAATTTGCGCCCATTCTCACTAGGCCATTACATTAAACTGAGTCGCCTAAAGTGCGCGTTTGTTTCTGAAAAAGAAGAAACGGCAACTTTGGGCGACTTGCTTTTAGGGATCATCGTTTGTTCAATGCCAACCGCAACCGACTTTTCAAAAGACGATTTCTGGAATTGGTTGCAACGCAAGGATGGTGGCATCCGTTATAGTCTCTACGCAATCAAGCAACGTATCTTGCGTCGTCAGGTCGCAACGCCTGCGGAATACGATGTTTTTGTTTGGGGCAAGCAAAATAAAGGCATTGAGTTTGCAAGCAAGGTAAAGCTGTTTTCCGATTACATCGAAAAACATTCCGTTGCTCCAGCATACGTTGAGCATCCAAACGACAACCCCAAAGGCAGTGGCGCGCATTGGACGCAAACCGTTATCCAGTGTTTAACTTCAAGATGTGGCTACACACAAGAAGAGGCGTTAAACGCTCCCATGTCACGCGCACTGGCAGACTACATCAAACAGTGCGAATCTGACGGAGCAGTCACAATTTTGCCGCAGGAGGCCATTGTATGAGCGAGTTTAAGGTGATGGGCAAGCTTGGGATGGACGGGGCTGGTTTTTTTTCTACGATGAAAAAAGCCGAGCAGTCTGTTCAAAACCTTGGCAAGTATTTAGCGGGAGCGTTTTCAGTTGGTGCGATTACGGCGTTTTCTAAGTCGGTCTTGGATTTGGCTGGAAAGCTGAATGACGTTTCAAGCGCACTGGCTATCAATGTTGAGTTCCTTCAAAGGTTTGTTGCGAGCGCAGCAAAGTCGGGAGGCTCGCTATCCGATGTTGAGAAATTTATTTTTGAATCCAACAAATCGAGACAAGCGGCATTAAATAAGCCCGGAGGGGCAGAGGCCGCAGCATTTAGGTCTTTGGGATTTTCAAGCAGCGATGTTGCGCAGCTTAATCCGCAGCAATTTATTGAGAAGTTGATTGATGCGTTTTCAGGCGGAATAACTCCCCAGAAAATAAACGCGCTAGCCGAAATAGGCGGCAAAGCTGCAAAGAATCTTGTAAATGGGTTTGCGGAAGGGATTGACACTGAAATCAAGATAATCAACGAAGAGCTTGTCTATGAGCTTGACGAAATAGGGGACAAATTTACAAGCCTAGCCAATGAAATCAAATCAGCGTTTGCGCCAGCAATAAAATACGCGATTGACTTCTTTCAAGGAATAGTTGACATGACAAAAGCCGTGTCAGCTTTTTACGGAACACTGATAGGAGGCGGATCGTTGGCCGATGCCGAAACTGCGCGAGATGAGGAATTGTTGGCTCAAGTTAAAAGAGACAAAACGATTGAGGAAGTTTCGAGGGCTAGACGCGCCTCAAGAAAGGCTGGCGAACAATCATCTCCGGGCTTCGCAGCTCAGTCAGTTGAGCTAGAGCCGAAATCCGCATCTGGTAAATCCAAGTCCTCAATCTACTCCGACTCTCTTTTATCGGTCGGCAACTTCCTCGGCTCAGGCCGGGCATCGTCGCTTGAAACCATCGGCACAAAGCAATTAAACGCGCAGCTAAAAATGGTTGAGCTGTTAAAAGGAATGTCCGCAGGAAACGGCGGAGTTCCAATGACCTAATATGGCTAACACAACACTTGGAACAGTTGGAGCAATTGAGCAACCTTCGTCTTATGGCTTTACTCAAGGCAAGGGGAGCTTTTCAAAGCGTTCTTGGAAGATCACAAATCCGTCGTCCGTTGTAACGTTGGTATCTCAATTGGCTGCGGCTGGCTATTCGTATGAAGTGACCAATGGGCAATATATCACGGTGGAAGCTAGGGCAGAGCAAGACCCTTCAAGTGGAGACCCTGCGAATACGCCGCTGCAAGACATTTGGGAGCGAGTCGGAGTTGTGTCAGAAAAAGACATTCTTGAATCAGACACAACAGCTATTTCGAGCATATCTTCAGAAGACCTTGATATTATTAAGCGCGAGATTGATAGCCCAAATTCAACAGGAACAAATCCGTGGGTTTGGGCAGATTCATCAAACAAATACAAGCTCTTTAAACTTCTGTATTACGGAGTAAAAAACGCGCGAGTGTGGCAGCCAGTCGTTAAGCATAGCTATATCACGGCCAGCACCTATTCCGTGAAATGGTCGGATTTGAATGTCGGAAAAATTATCAGCACTTCAAAAATGTATTCACTTGAGGGATGTCCGGCTGCGGTTCTTTTTAATCTGCCGACTCAATCGCCAAACAGAACAGACATATCATTGAGCGCAGGATGGTATAAACGCCCCGCATCCGTTCAGCAATTAGCTGGGGGGCAATGGCAAATAACACAAGAGTATGAGTTTGGATATTGGCCCGACCTGATTTATACGCTAGCGTAAAGCGTTGACGAACCCTTAAAAGTGAGTGAAAAAACTTCTAATAGCGTTTTCGGTTTTTGCATCAATTGTTATCAATGCAGCCACAATTACAGGCCCAGTAGGAGACCTGACGGGTGGTGCGTTCAATCCTAGGATTGAGTTTTGGCCGCTATCAACTCCGTTCAACATCGGAAATACAAACATAGTCGGTCCGGCTAAAGTTGTCCCGGTGGTCGGCGGAAACTTTTCTCAGTTGTTAGTTGCTGGCAAGTATCTCGTAAAATTTCCGCCAACGACAAATTCATTTTACATTCACGTTCCAAACGACACAGGGACGTATTCTTTAGCTGCGGTATCTACAAATGTTTCAAGCGTCACGGGGATTGCAAATGCGCCAGTCTATCGCGTGAAAGCAACCAGCTCAGACACAAACGCAGGATTTCTTTCTTCAAAGCTGGTCGCTGGCAGCGGCGTCACGATTGCAACCAATAACGCGGGGCAAGATGAAACACTTACAATCACAAGCTCTGGCAGTGGCACATCCGGCGCATTGACGAACAATGAGACGCGTGACGTTAATTTTAACAACATGGATTTATTTATTGTTCCCGGCAATTTTTCGTTTTCCTCAGATGGCCTGAATTATGGACTTGAACAGGTCATAAATTCATCCGGCATAGTAGCGGATGCTCACATTGCTTCCACGATTGCGCGAGCCTCGGAAGTCTCAAACGCCACCAACGGTTTTGCTGCCGGACTCGCGGCGGGGAGTCATGCGATTAACGGCTCACTAACAACCAACTTAGTCAATACTTCTTCAGCATACGGACGCAGCATTAAAGCCAACGAGTTCCCCTTCACGTTCGGTGCGATTGGTTCAAATCTTCCTATTCGGGTGCTGTTAATAGGAGACAGCCTCACAGCCAATGAGGAATCAACGGCTGGATTAAGGGTTGCATTAGACGGCTGGATTCCTCGCGCTGGATACGGCTCATTTTTTAATTCCTCAGATGGCATTGGCGGCGAAAACGCGATAAAGTTTGGACAGTCCGGCTTGAGTGGCTCGTCTGGCATCTATTCGCCGATGGAGCATTTCAGATTATCCAACGGTCAGATTTATGGCCCGAACACCGGAGACGACATTTTGGCGAACCACTTGGCCATCTACTACTACGCACATGCGACGAACGGTTCGATGTTGGTCGAGACTCAATCTGTCGGAGGCTCTTACGGCACACTGGCGACTATCAACGGAGCACTCGGCAGCGGCCACATTGCAACCAACTTTACACTAGCATCCCGTGATTATTACAAGTTCCGAATCACATCAACGGGTAACAACCAACTGCTCAACGTAGGTCTGACAGACACCACATCCCGGCGTTCCCAGATTTGGGCAAAACAGGCGACTCCGGGCGAGACAATCACGAACATAGTTCAGTCGGCGGCGTTCTGGAATTTCTACACGAACTACAACCCGCACTTAGTGATCTTTGAGGCAAAGGATGAGCCAGAGTCGTATTACACCGCGCTCGAATGGGTGCGTGGCAATATCACGAATCGGGACATCATTTACATAACGGCATCGCCAAATGATTCAGACGCAAACATACCTAGAGCCAATGAGACTATTATCAGGTATGCACGAACCAATGAGAACATCTCTGTGTTCGACAAGTATCCGTTGTTCATGCCGACTAATTTTTGGATGGGAGCGTTTCCGGTCAATGGAAGCTCTTATTACGAAGATGGCGCACATCTAGGAAAAGCGGGAGTCAACAGGGCATCGGCGGCGTTCGCTGATTGGTTCAATTCTGATGGTTCTAAGTTCAGCGTTGGCGCAGTTAAGGCAGCGACTACGACGCAGACGAACACCCAATACTTTACGCCGTTCGATACACGACTTTACAACGCAGGCACGATTCAAACTACTGTCCCGGTTTTATCCACAGAGATATTCTACGGCGGTTTGAACCTTAACCAATACGTCTGGTATATGGCGTCATCCGCACCCCGTAACGTCATTTTGCTGCTGCCGCCAAACTTGGTAGAGGGCAAAAAAACAATCCAAGTGACGCAGCGATGGCTTGTCACGAACTCTCAGCCGATTGCTACATCAGCACAATTCCACAAGCTACGTTTTGGCGACCACACGAAACGAGAGAAGATTGGCAGCGGAGCGTCGATTGAGCAATACACAGGCGGCAATGTGACCAACATTTACACGAGAACACTGTCGTATTCATGGTCTGCGCCAGCATTGCCCGGTGATTATGTTACGTGCGAGCTTGGGCATGGTGGCACACTGACGAACTCAATTTGGTGGATGGGGGCAAAGGTTGAGGCTTACTAATGACCCAACCCCCAAACATTCCACCGCCCGTAGAGAACCAGCCCGAACGATGGCTGGCTCGGGCTATCTGCGCGGAATTTGTTTGCGCGGTTGTAGTTCTGCTGCTGCTCGCGTCGGCAATCTGCGCACACGGACAACGCGGAACGCTTGCGTGGCTTAAACCATCAAACGGCGACAGGCTAACTTGGGACATGGGAACGAATCGCTTTCCGGTTTATACAGAAGTCCAGTCGCGCGCGGGTTCTATAGTTTGGGTTCACCGCACAAACACAACGGCAAACTCCGTATGGCTACCGCGCGACACGAGATCGGCCACATACAGAATCCGTCATGTTTTTTATTTTAACGGGCTGGGGAGTGATTGGATAACCAATAGAATCAATTGAAAACTTATGAGCGAACTAGGGGAACGATTAGCCACGTTAGAAGCAAAGGTTGAGCGTATGGAACTTATTGAACAGCGGCTAAACTCTCTTGAGTCGAAGCTTTCGATGATGATTGGCGGGCTGGCGGTGTTGCAAGTGGCAATCGGAATCGGACTTGCGTTGCTCAAAATGAAAGCGTGAAAACGCTTGCGCAACGTGTGAGAATTTTTGTCCGGCGCGTGGTGCGAAGGATGACTAAACGAAAGAGAACAAAATGAAATCATGGAAAACAACGGCGGCAGGTGTTGGCGGATTGCTCACGGCTATCGGTTCGGCATTGAACCAACTTTTTGACAGCGACCCCGCTACAAATCCAGACTGGAATCTTTTGTTGCCAGTCATCCTCACTTCACTCGTTGGCATTTTTGCCCGCGATAACAACGTCACGAGCGAACAGGCGAACGCTGACAAGCAATGAAAGCAATAGCTAACATCATCCTCGCAGTCTCTCTGTTGTGGTTCACTGGCGGATGCCAGACGACCAAGCCACAGACTCAAGAGGCCGTTGTGTTCAACTCGTTCGCATCAACTTGGGCAATCGCGTTGGCAGCATACGACGGTTATTCTGAACTAGCAGTTCAGGGCAAGGTCAGCGCAGAAGATCAACGCGACATTGACCGCGCTTGGAATCGTTTCCGCGAAACATTTAAATTCGCCCTGCGAACATCTCAAAACAACTGGCAAGCCACTTCACCCGACGAAGTGACGCGATTGAAAGACGACCTTATCATTCTCATCCGAAGCCTATGAGCGCAACACTGACAGCAGCCATTGCATCCCTTATCACCGGAGCGTTTGAAGTTTGGAGAATCAATTCCGGCAAGCCTGAGGGCTGGAAACCAACTCCCGAAGACGTTGCGGAATTGCTCGCTTTGGTTGACGAAGCCACGCCAGAAGCGCGGAAGCAGTTAGCCCGCGAGCGGCTTGGATTACATTAAGTCCGCTGGCGACTTCGCGTCTCTGGCTTGCAAGCAATGGGTGTAAATCATAGTCGTTTTAACGTCTTTGTGACCTAGCAAGCCTTGCAGGGTTTGCAGGCTTCCGCCGTTCTGCAAAAAAGCTGTGGCAAACGAATGACGCAGGACATGCGGATGCACTCGCTTTGAAATGCCAGCCTTCTTTGCGGCTAACCTCAAAGCCGTTTGAAATCCGTTCGCAAATAAATGATGCCTGCGAAGTGTTCCATCAGCTTCACAAAGCGTTCTGGACGGGAATAGGTATTGCCAACCAATCTGCTTTGATGCGTTTGGATATTTGATAGCCAAGGCATTTGGCATCCAGACTTCTCCATAACCTTGCGCCAAGTCTTTTTCGTGTTGAGCTTTCACAAACTCAATCTGCTTTTTAAGATCATCAACACACGACTTTGGCAGCATGACGATTCTATCCTTCGCGCCTTTTCCATCGCGCACGTAAATTGTGCCGGATGAAAACTGAATGTCTTTAACGCGAAGCCGCAACAATTCCATCAATCGCAATCCAGTTCCAAAGCCTAGCCGCGTCAGTGTTTTCCATTCGCCGTCAAGTGTGGCGAGTAAAGATTTCACTTCGTCAACCGTCAGCCATTCTGGAATATGCTTTGATACCTTTGCCCGCGTCGCTGATACTTCGCCAAACTCTTTTCCAATGACGCGCCTGAATAGAAACAAAAGCGCGTTAAATGCTTGGTTTTGAGTTGAAGCAGACACCTTGCGATTGATAGCCAGATGGCTTAGAAACGATTCAACTAGCTTCCCATCCAGACATTCCACGCGACTGCACTTTGACCACGCAAACAGATCACAGCACCAATGCACATAAGCTTCCTCTGTGCGGCGGCTCATGTGCAATGTCCGCATTGTATCGCGCATTTTTTGAATGAGCGGACTTTTATTTTTCCACTGTTCAGTCGTTGGCATTTAGGGCTTTGTGTTTGGTTGTTGTGTGTAATGATTGTTAGAGCGCAGACCATTCACGCGCTCGGTGATACATTCTTTTGTGAGTCGCACTGTTTGCCTCATCATGTGCAGGATGGCGTCCTCGTCTTTGTCCTGGATGGCTTGCCGGATATACCCGACCAGCAGCGGCGGGCAGTCTCCGGGATATTCAGGCTCATCATCTATTGCTTTGAGCACCACGTTGCGCTCTAACCAGTCACTGCACGCAACCGGCGTTGGCGCTGCGGGTTGTTCGGTAACGTCTGGATTCTTCATAGTTTTTTGGTCGCCGGTGCGTGAGTTCCGTCGTTAGGTGAAAAGGCGCGGCAGCCCTTCGTTCAGGTTGATGCGCCACAGGTTTATGTCGTTGCTCGCCTTCATTCCGACGTGGTTGCGTTTGCCTTTTTGCCACGTCCCATACTTCTCGAATCCGAGCGCGTTCCAGAAGTGATTACTTTCCAAGTCCACGCGGCAGCGCAGCGTGAAGCCAGCCCTCGAAAATTCGTGGCAGAATTGACGGGCGACATTTATTAGCGCAGTCCCGTATTCCAGCCGCCGAGCATCTTGGCGCACGGCGATTTGCTGGATTTTCCCGTATGTCTCTGCGCCGCGTCCCGGCGTCATCAGGACATAGCCCACGGGGTCGAGATTCATTTCGCAGATTAGCACCACGAAGTTTCGCTCGCCGCCCCAGACATATTTTGACCAGATGGTGTCTTGGATGAAGCCGACGGCCTCGCTGTTTTCCTTTTGCAGTTTGTCCACGAATTTCCAGTCAGAGGCTTTGGACGTTCTCACCATCAGGTCGCCGCCTTGCCACAGGATGTTTATCAGGCCGGAGGCACAGTCCCATTTCGTCGCCGCAAGCAAGTCCGTCCACTTGCGGTTATTCACGACTTCGGTTTCTATTGTCAGAGTCTCATTCATAAATTTTCACCTAACCACCGCATGGAGCGAATGGCGGTTGTGCGTTTCATTTCAAATCGGGCGCGTTTAGTCCGCCATCGCTCATGCGGACGTTGGGCAAAAACTCGTAGCACCACGTCCCGTCGCGCCACGGGCCGGGAGTGTATGACTTCAGCGACCATCCCAATTCATTAGCGAACTGAGCCGCTATATCATCGTGGTTGCCGTATGGCTGCGCCACAAGTGCGCGGACGCCGTTTCGATTTACGCTTCCCCAGTGGTCGAATAGGTCATTGGGTAGTAGCGATTCGACAGTGGTATGACCCCATCGTGCCGCCGATACCCACTTCCCTTTCTTGATCGCGTTCATGCGGATTTGCTTTTTAGCCCACATCGGCATGTGGTGCATCCGCCAAGTCTTGTCCCACGCATCCATTGCAGCGTGGCCGTTTTTGCCCAACAAGCGAGTGGAGCTAACGGCCACCCGCTCTTGGGCTTCGTCGGGAGTCTTTTGTAGTTCTTGAGCCATATTCGTTATTACGGTTTCTGTCCGGGTGGCCGTAGCTCACCCGCAGCGTTAGGGGTCACTAGCGCACGGTGGATTCCACGCGCAAAGATTCGGGCAACGTCGGGGACGATGGAGTTTCCAAGACAGGAGACGCGACCTTTGTATGCCCCTTCGGGTATCCCATCATCCATTCCACAAGCGGCACGGGCGGCTTGTATCCAAACATCCTCGCTCTCCGTATCAGGCCATGGGAGTAGCGTTCGCGGCCCGTGTTCGAGATTCCCCAGCCTCGTTGTCCTACTGCTTTCGTCGGAGACGGCCACAATCCAGATTCTGTCCCGCTCGATAGGCGCACCAACGGCACAAGCGGGGACACAGTTCCAGAGAGCATGATACCCGACCGCGGCCAAGTCAGATAGCACTCGGTTGTAGGTTCGCCCTCCGTCAACATTAAGCAGCCCTGTGACGTTCTCAAAGAGTGCGAATCGGGGTCGTAGCTCGCGCATGACACGAACGCATTCGGGCCATAGATACCTTTCGTCGGCATCTCCACCCCTCTTGCCGGCAAGACTGAAAGGCTGACACGGAAACCCTCCTGTAATGACATCAGGAGAGATATTGAGTTGAGACGTGACGTTTCGCACGTCGCCGTAGTTTGGCACTTGTGGCCACCGTTCTTTGAGGACTTGTGTTGCATATTCTTCGATTTCCGCGAATCCTATTGTCTCGAAGCCTTCGGCCTCGAATGCGAGACTGAAACCACCGATGCCAGAAAAGAGGTCGAGGACAGTTGGTTTTTGACCGTGACCCCTAACCATGCGCTCCACCGAATGCGCGTTGGCGTCCTGGGCGAGTTCGGATGTCTGTTGGTCGCGCATCGGTGAGCTATTCGTTGGGCAAACAGCGTTTCAGCCGTTCGATGAGTGATCGCACGTCAGCTTCCTCCCACACGGCGAACAGTTGGTCTTTCTCGAAGCATCCGTCGCGGCCTTCGCTCTCGAAGTCCATCGCCAGCGATTCGCCGGTCTTTTCGGCGCGGTCGAGTAGTTCACTGAACTCGGCAGAGCCAGTGCATTCGATGGCCGACGAGAGACTGGCCGACACGAGGAAGTCGTATTCCCATGTCTCGCCTTTGATTTCCAGTTCCTCGAACACGCACGGCTGGTATTTCGCGAACAGCGTGTTCGGCGGCATCTTCCTGAAGGTTTCCAGATTTACGATTTTCATAATTCGGTCTGCCCAACCATACGGTGCAGCGAATGGCAGCGGGCGACCGCCATTCGCAATTCAAAGTCACAGGCCGCTGCCATCGCTGACCTTCACGTTAGGCTCATCCAGAGGACACGTTGCGAAGTGCCAAACGGACAGGCCAGAAAGCTCGATGTCGCGGGCATGTTGGAGCATCCATGCCCCGCGCTCTGGCGCGATCTTCTCCACGCGGCGGAATCCGTTTCCACGGAACTGCTTTCCCTCGCCGTCCACTACATCGAAGCGGGGCGGGTCGTAGTGCGGTGCGGTGATTCCGGCGTAGTATCCCACGCACCAGTGGTCTTGCGGGTCGCCGTCACTGTATTTGGTCGCCAGCACGTAGTCACCCACGGCCAAAGCCGAACAAGGCGCTGGAGCACAACTGCCGCCCCGCGTCTCCGATTCGTTTGGTTTTGGTTCATTCATAGTTTTGAGTGCCGTCCACGCTCGCTGCCGGGCGGCAGTGGCTCAGCTTGGTTGTTAGGCGATTGCATAGCCCGCACCTTCGAGTGCTTCGGCGTGGCTCATTCCGCCGCGATATGAGCCTTCGAGGTTGCCCCAGTCTTCGACTTCTTCGGCGTCGTCTTTCGCCGGGAAGATGTAGGTTTCCGGGCCGCTGAACATCGCGTGAGCAGCCGACACGATGACGCGCTTGTGGGTTTTCTCGTTCTCGCCTTTTATGGGCGGGTCGAGTTCGTAGAGTGCCGCATGGCCATTGAAGCCGGGCAGGTTGTCTTTGATGAGTTTTGCAGTGTTCATTTATTTTCTGAAAAACAAATACACAACGAATTTGGTTCGCGCAAGAATTATTTTTGTTTTTTTTGCAGTTCGTGTATTTTGGTGGATATGAAAATTCTCGCTTGTTTGTTTTTTGTTTTGTTTGGGCTGAAAGCGCAGCCACAAGATCAGGCCGCAAAAAATTCCTGTGTATGATAATCGCACCATACTGTTGCTGCGGCGCCCCGCCAAGAAACGATTGGAAATGGTTTGAGATTGATGCGCCATATTCGGGTTTCAATCCATACACCGGATCAGGCTATCCGGCGACTAGGTATCTTCGCGAAATTTTTACCAGAACCGGACTCACCGGAACTCAGACGACGACAAAAAATAGAGACGAAGATAGTAATGCTGAGTCTTCTTCAACGGAGACAAGTGGCGATTTTGTTTGGTATGGAGATTTTACACTTCACTCAACAGAAACAACAGAAACCACGATAACAAAAACATATCGCAGATGGAGTTTTGAAACCAGTAGCTACGAATATCAGTATGAAAACTTCGCGCTTTCGATACCATTTACATTTGTGTCGTTTTGCACTCTTTGGAAATCAAGAGCGGAAGAAATTTGCCCACTTTCAGACATGAGGGAGTCTGTCGCAATAACCGCCATATACAGCGGAAGCACTGAGTCAACGCTCAATCTTGTTTTTGAAACCGAATATTATCATCTCACACAAACAGAAATTGACGCCGAAAACGTAAGGTCGCGCATTTATTTGAGGCCAACATCAACATACCCATGGGATGAAAAGTATGACGGTTTTGAATTTGACGGCAGAATTTACAGCGGAACAGACAGAAACACTGTTCCAATCGCTTTTGGTTCAACTGGCACGCCGGGGGGTTTTACATCAGGATCAGCAAGCATCGCAGCGTTTGCTAGAACTTGCCACGCATTTAAGGATGGATTTGGATGCGATGCCCCGGGGGATTTTAGGTTTCATGATATTCCTCTTCAAACCTTTAGCTTGGCATCTTCGTCTCTTTCTTCAAATACGTTTCTAACCACAGAGCTTGCGCCGGGGTATTATTCTTTTGATGGAGAGAGATTGATTGTCCATTCTGGAAATCGTATTTCGCCATCAAGTAATAACTGGTTTGATAACACAGGAGGAACTAGCCACCACGGATACATTGCGGCGATGCAATCAAGCGGTGACGACCCATGCCCGCCATGAGAAGATTTTTGATCAATCAAATACGGGCTACGTCTTTATTCCGCTCCGTTGGATATTTTGAAGAGGTTATGCGTGTGGGGCTGATTGATGGGGATTTTGTTGAACTAACAGACGACCAGTGCCGTGAAATTGGAAAAAAATTTAGAGCGGACAGCAAATGGCCGATGTGGGCTAAGATAATATCCAAACAAAAGACAAAAAACGATGTTGGCGTAGGTGACACTGTGTCGAGACTGATTGTTGGCGGAGAAAGTTTCAAGCTTTGGTTCAAAAATAGGTTTGGAAAGTCCTGCGGTTGCGCGGAGCGACAGGATGCTCTAAACAAGAAATACCCATACGATGTCACTAACTAAATTTATCTTCGCATCCGACGTTCACGGCGATCAACAAGAGCCAGCCGCGAATGAAGTTCTGTTTGATTTCATTGATATTTGGAAACCTAAGCTGCGAGTTTTTGGTGGTGACTTGTGGGATTTTCGGGCATTGAGAAAAGCGGCGAATGAAGACGAGCGTCGCGAATCAATGGAAGCAGACTACAAGGCAGGCTTGAAGTGGATAAAACGCTTCAAGCCTCATGTTTTTTTACGAGGCAACCACGATGAAAGATTGTGGGAGTTGGCAGCATCAAACAAAGGAGTGCAATCAGACTACGCCATGAAAGGCGTAGTTGAGATTCTAACACTAATGGACAAAATGAAATGCAAGATGCTCCCCTACCATCATCGCGATGGAATATATCGCCTCGGCTCGCTGAAGATGCTTCACGGTTTTCATTGTGGAATGAATGCAGCCCGTCAGACTGCTCTAGTCTATGGTTCGTCATTGATTGGCCACGTCCACACTATTGACGAACATTCCATCCCCGGTTTGGAGCGGCGCGTCGCCAGATCGGTTGGATGTTTATGCAAACTCTCGATGGACTACCAAATCCGAATCCCCTCTCACCTTCGCCACTCTCACGGCTTCGCGTTTGGCGTTGTGAATGAAAAGACCGGAAACTTTTTTGTGTGGCAAGCCGAGAGCGTGGACGGTAAATGGATTTTGCCGAGTGATATAATCGAACTATGAAAAGCTGGATTGAATCACTAAAAGACGACAGCCTGCGAGAAGTTCCAAAAGGATATTTGAGCGTCAAAGAAATTGCCGCAGAGCTTAATCTAGGAGAGAGAGCCGCTCGCGAAAGGGTTGATGCAATGGTTAGATCAAAACAAATTTGTCGTGTGAGTGTTTTGATAAATGCTCGGCACGCTTATTATTATGGCGAAGCGAAAACTAAAAATAGTTGAGCGAAAGCTTGGCCGCGAGAAAGCGTGGGGATTGTATTACGTGGGCGATAACAAGATTGAGGTTGACCCCCGCCAGTCACCAAAGAAGTTGCTAAACACTTTAGTGCATGAGCTAGTGCATCACGTCATGCCGTCGGCTTCCGAGTCTCGCGTCTATCGTTTGGCAGGAACAATCACGGAAGCACTCTGGCGGAACAATTATCGGAAGGTTAGCCAATGATTGAGGAAGAATTTATCAGATCAACAAAGCGAGCGAATGAAAAGCTGTTCGCAGCTGAGTTTATGAAAATCACCCCGCGCGCTCTAGAGACGCTTTTGCGAGCAGCCTTTCGCGCCGGAAAACAATCCGAACGCGACTTCTTAAAAGCGAACTCAGACATGCCCGACTTCTTAAAAGGCTTGTTTAGTTAGTGCAGAAATTTCACACACGGTTGCAAGATTTTCATTGTTTCTTTTGGTGACAAAACCTAGCGATGGGTTATTTTGTTTCCGTTATGAGAATCACAATCGAACCAAGCGCGGGTGACGATGCCAGCCTATACAAAACGGTCGTCATTGACACTCGATCAAACGATGAAGGAACTCAAGAGGCCGCCGAGTCTGCCCTAGATGCGCTCGTCACATACGGCCATCATGTCGATAGTGTTTCAACATACGCCGCTGAATGGGCAAAGGACAAAAATGACAAAGACATCTAAAATCATCTGGCTACTCGCCACGCTTGGCGCACTGGCATTGTCCGCTACAAAATGCCGGGGCGAAGTCATCAACGCGGAACGGTTAGCCGATGCTATCTATCGCGCTGAGGGCGGCGCAAAGGCTAAAAAGCCTTACGGCATTTTGAGCATCCCAGTTCGTGACGAAGCGCACGCTCGGAGAATCTGCCTAAACACGATCAGAAACAACGTCAAGCGATGGGAGAAAGCCGGAAAGCCGGGAGACTATTTAGAGTTTCTAGCCCGTCGCTATGCTCCTGTCGGAGCAGCTAATGACCCGACTGGACTGAATAAAAATTGGTTGAAAAATGTGAGGTTTTTTTACAAGCAGCCTAACGTGAAGCTCTGCGAGGGCAGCGGAAAATGACGCTCGAATTTACAACTGCCGTGGCCCGCTGCCCTTCGCAGCAGCGCAGGGTTCTGGCGCATTTTCAACGACTTACAAACAATCGGAAAATAGTTGCAGATTTATCTTGCGCAAGCCGCTTGCGCATGGCAAAGTGTAGCCATGAAAACGAACACGACATCGAACCAAGTAATCGAAGCACTGAACACCCTCTGCACCGGCTGGACGGAATCACGGCCCGGCGCGATGCTCTGCAACCCGAATGCAGGCGGCGGAATCATAGACTCGGAAATCGTATCCGGGGAATGGTTCGTAATCTTCAACGACAGCCGGGAAACACTCTCAGGCTACGAATCACGCGAGGACGCAATCGAAGCCTTCGCAATCGCGAGCCGCGTATGAGCGACCCAATCACCAAATACCTCGCCGCAATCGGGCGGCGGGGCGGCAAGGCGGGAACTGGCAAAGCAAAAGCCCGCACGAAGGCGCAAGCGCGGGCCGCCGCAAAGGCGCGATGGGACAAGGCGCGTGCGCTGCGCCAGAACGAAAAAGGTCAGCGATGACGCCCACCGAGACATCCGAATTGCAACCGAGGCGCAATGGCGTCATTCGCTGCACCGCCTTGTTAGCAGGCCAGCCCGTGACTCCATATTACGAGTCCGAAGGCGTGACAATCTACTGCGGCGACTGCCGACAAATCGCGCCGCTGCTGCCGGAGTGCGACCTGCTGCTGACTGACCCGCCGTATGGACTGCGCGACAAGCTGCAAGGTGGAACGTGGGGCAAATCATTCGAGGGCGACTACGAAGACTGGGATGCCGCCGCGCCGCCGGACTGGACGCTCGAAATGCTCTGCGCCAAAACTCGCTGGCAAATCATCTGGGGCGGCAATTACTACCAACTCCCGCCGTCTCGCGGATGGCTCATCTGGAACAAGCCCGAACGCGGACTGACGATGGCGGATGCGGAAATCGCGTGGACAAACCGCGACTGCAACATCCGAACATACGACGGCTCGCGCAACCCGGATGGCAAGCGCGTCCACCCGACCCAGAAGCCGCTCGGCCTGATGTCGTGGTGTCTCGGACAAATGCCGGAAGCGAAATCAATCCTCGATCCGTTTATGGGCAGCGGGTCGGCAATCGTGGCCGCGAAAGAGCGCGGGCTGCGAGCCATCGGAATCGAGGCAAACGAAACCTACTGCAAAGCTGCGGTCGCTCGACTCGCCCAGGGCGTCCTCTGGCCTGCCAACAATCATTACACACAATAGAAAAACTTAACCAACTAAAACACAACAACAAATGACCACAACACAACACATCACACACATGCTAAAATCTGAACACAATATCAATGGCAACATTGTTGCCAACCCAAACGCAGGCGATAAACCCAAGCGCGTCATTTTGAAGCCTCACGCCATGCAGCCCGGCTTTGGCTCAATCCCATCTCGGATGCTGTATAACGTAGTTGGCGGGGATTATACTTTCGGCTCAACCGTCACGATTGAAACAATGGCTGAGAATGGGTTTGAGGTGGAGGTTGTATGAACTACGACGATTTTATTGACGCGAAAACAAAGTCCGCCAAGGCTTGTGGTTTTGAGCCATCTGAGATTGTTGCGCATTTGTTTGATTGGCAAAAGCACAATCAAAACTTTTTTAACATGACCACACCCGACGAAATCCTAGCCAAGATAAAGCATCTCACCAAACCAGCCGATGCGAACAGTTACGATGAAATCATGACGCTTCTTTACAAATGGCAAAACGAGATCATCGCTCACAACGCCGATGTTTTTGAAAAGGTTTTAACTCAACACTGGAAATCCAAATGAAAAACAAACCAAGAATCAAAAAGCGTTGCGGGTTTAAGCTCAAGTCGCCCGGCGGCAATCGCCCGAAAAACTATACTATTCAAGCCGACGAAACGCCGATTGCTGGCGAGTCGTTGAAACACTTGGAAAGGATGTTAGCTGGGTTATGAGTTATTTCGCTTTGAAGATGAGGGAGCGCAGGGCTGCGGCAAAGCTCAGTGGTGGCAAATGTTTTTGCGGCAATCACGGGTTTAGCATGGATGGCGCGGGCTGCTTTGTTTGTGATCGTTGCAAGGCAATCGAGTCCCGAAGGGAGCTTGCATTTGCGAATAATTTCAAGCTGGACAAAGACTCAACTTGGCGGATGAGTCGGGCAACTCCGAAGTTCAAAGACTTTACTGTAAGAATAATCGAAGAATCAAAGCGCATCATCATCAATGCGCACGGACATTATGAGCTACAGATCGGCGAACAACAACAATGACAACCAAAATCCAATGCCGTCGCTGTGGCGCGGCGAATGAAGTGAATCCGGCCAAGTTACTTGGCGGGATTAAATCCAAACGCAAAGCCGATGCTGCCAGAATCAACGGCAAGCTAGGCGGCAGGCCGAAAAAGTGTAACCATAATTGACCTATGGACAGATTCAAACCACCAACACCCAAAGAACAGAACGATTACCCGCTTTGTGAAGACTGCGAGAATTCGCGCGGCTGGTATTCCAGTCGGTTCAGCTTAATGCTCTGCGATTATTGCTTTGAAGATCGTGAACGCGAGAAACGCGAGCAGATTGAGTGAAGGGATGGAGAGATGATTTGAGCGAAGCCCGAAGCTCTATAAAAGAGGGCAACAAACAAAAAACAAAAAACACATGAGTAAGTTAAAAGCAAAAGACCCGTTGACGGTTGAACCAACAAAACCAAAGTTCGTCATCTACTCCGCCAGTGGCGTAGGCAAGACGTGGTTTGGGTTGTCGTTTCCTTCCGTCTATTACATCGACACTGAGGGCGGCGCGTCCCGTTCTCATTACATGGAGCGGCTATCCAACGCAGGCGGACAGTATCTTGGCGTTGAAGATGGCTCGCTAGACTTTGAAGTCGTTATTGACCAGATCAAAGCATTGTCCACCGAAAAACACAAGTTCAAGACCGTGGTGATTGATTCAGTTTCCAAGCTGTTCAACAACGCCGTCGCAAACGAAGCCGAGCGGCTTGGCGACAAGAACGCATTCGGAGCGGACAAAAAACCCGCCATTGCCTACATGCGGCGTTTGGTTGCGGCATTGGGGCGACTGGATATGAATGTCATCCTTATTGCGCACGAAAAGGCAGAATGGGGCATGGATGCCAAAGGCGACCGCGTAGAGCTTGGCAAGGTGGCGGACTGTTGGGATAAGCTTATATACGAGCTTGACCTTGCTTTCCATTGCCAGAAACGCGGTGCGTCTCGCGTGGCCGTCGTCAAGAAATCGCGATTGCTTGGCTTCCCTGAAGGCCAATCTTTTCCGATGGAGTTTTCAGACTTCGCGGAGCGTTACGGTAAAGACATAATCGAAAAAGCGGCGAAACAAATCAAACTCGCCACGACGGAACAAGTCTCCGAGATCAATCGCCTCGTTGACCTTTTGAAGATTGAATCTGCTACGGTTGAGAAGTGGCTTGAAAAAGCTAACGCAGAAACCATCTCCGAGTTTAACGAAACGCAAGCGAACAAAATCATCGAATCACTCAAATCCAAAATCAAATAACAAAACTTATGGCAATGCAATTCAAACCAAAAACAGAAAAAGAAATCCAAGAATCTCAACTTTGGCCGAAAGGTGAATATGACTTCCGCGTCCAGAAAGCTGAGCGCGCAGTCGGTGGCGAACGTTCAAAGAATCCCGGCACGGAGTTTATCAAACTCAATGTCTTGGTGTATAACGCCGATGGCGCGTATCGCTACGTGAACGGCATCTTGCATCCAAAGATGGATGTGCAGCTTCGTCATTTCTGCGAGGTTGGCAATCTCTTGGAAAAATACGACACAGGAACGCTTGAGGCTCAAGATTGCGTCGGCGTTGAAGGCAAGTTGAAGCTCAAGATCAAAGACGCTCAGGGCGATTATCCAGCTAAGAATGAGATTGCGGATTTCATTCCGGCGCGTAAGTCTGAAAAGAAGATTGAGCCAAAAGGAACAGGCACAAGCCTAAAACACACAAACCCCAACGAGAAGCCAGAAAACTCTGACGATGTTCCGTTCTAACTAAAACCTTCCCACTCTCTAGCCTTGCTTTAATACTGCAAAAAATCGGTTTGAGCTACCGACAACGCGCAGGGGCAGGGCTGGGAGGGGGATAAAACCTTAAAAGATTTATGACAAAAAGTTGCCCAAGATGTGGTAAAAATGGCGTGGACATTCACACTTGCTCGCCAAAACCAACACCCGAGACGGATGTGCAATCACTCGTGAATCGGCTGAACAACGCGGAAACATACGTGGACGCGATTGACGATGCGATTGATATGATGAGGCGACTCGAGCGAGAGAGAGATGAGGCGAAACTCTGGATAGAGAAGTCCAACACCGTTCAGTATGTCATGCAAGTTGAGGCTGAACGCGACCAACTCCGCAAGGTTGCGGATGAGTTGGAGAGTGTGGTTTCTACTTACGACAACCAATTTGGTTGGAAATCAACCGTTCTAACTCTTTACTCCCAACTCCCACACGTCAAAGAAAGCAAAACGAAATGAGAACAGCCTTTATGCTCGGGGTTCCGCTTCATGCCTTGCGCGGAACAATAACTCAAATATCACACAGGGCTTTTACAGAAACAGACATCGCTCGCATCCAAGACGAAGCCGTCGCGCACGGGATGACATTGAGTGCGGAGATTGTTGAAAAAACAAACAGCTATAACATCGGACAACAAAACATTTTGTTGTTGGCTCGAGACAATCTTAAATCAGCCCGCGACAACAAAGTTTGGAGAAACGAAACCAAATGACCCCACTAGAAAAACTCTCCGCAATCCTTTCCATCGCCAACGATAACATTCACTCCGGTTGCATGTGCTTGAATTGTAAGACGTGGAGAGAGGTTGTTAAGATTCTAAAAGATGAAACCCAAACGCAAAAAACCGTTTAACGCCACGGGGCGAGCCATCAAAGAGCTTGAGGCTCAGGGCTGGACTGTCGAGCGTGTAGAGCAAAAAATTCCGCACACATTTATCAGCCGAGATTGCTTCGGATTTGCAGACCTGCTCGCCATTTCGCCAAGTCGCGGCATTGTGCTCGTTCAAGTGACGGCTGGCTATTCAGCTTCAAACTTCAATGCCCGTGTCGCCAAGATCAAAGCTGAGCCTAGGGCGGCTATCTGGTTGGCAAGTGGTGGCAGGATTTGGGTTTGGAGTTATGAGGGCAAGGGGAATGATAGGGAGTTGAGGGAAATAGAGATTCAGAAGTTGTGAACAAAAAACCTTTACGTCATCTTTTACGTTCGGGGATTCTTTAGAAGTTGGGATTATGACTGATTGACTGATTTACTATATGACTTACTCCGAAAAATTGCGCGACCCGCGCTGGCAAAAAAAACGACTTGAGATATTCAACAGAGACGGTTGGCAATGTGCCTTTTGTTCTGCAAAGGATAAAAATCTTCAAGTCCATCATGTCTTATATTCCAAGATTGAACCTTGGGAATATCCAGATTATCTCTACCAAACTTTGTGCTGCGATTGCCACAAAGAACGCCAAGAGTTGACAGATAAAATAGTTTCCGCTCTTCGCATCGCCATAAAAGACGTTCCAACCCAAAGGCTCATTTCCAGATCAAAAAAGATTTGCGCTGATGCCATGTTAGAAATCGAGGTGGCGGCGTGATGCAACCAATCGAACGGGCAAGAGCCTATCTTTCAAAAGTTCCGCCAGCTATTTCAGGCCAAGGCGGACACAATCAGACGTTCGCGGTGGCATGTTTGCTGACTCACGGCTTCGCACTAGAGGCTCACGACGTTTGGGCTTTGTTAAACGAATTTAACCTATCTTGTCAGCCCGCTTGGACTGAAAAGGAACTTCGTCACAAGTTTGAATCCGCTCTTAAAGCTTCCCACAAAAAACCGCGAGGACACCTGCTAAACTCTGGCGGTTATATCAAAGCGGATTTCGAGATTTACAAGCCGTCGTCTTCGCTTGTCGTCTCAAACAAGGTTGAGCCAAAAAAATACAACCCCCAAAACCGCACTCCACTACCTACGCCGCTGGACGACTCTTGCCGCAGATTCATTCTCGCCGCTTTCAAGCCCGGCGAGCATATCTCAATGTGTGATGCGGTTGAAAACAAGGAGAAGAGGTCAACTCCAAAGGATTCAGGAATCGTCCTCACACGCGAGCAATGGCTTGATAAACTGGATGACTGTGATGGTGACCCAAACAAGTTATTCAAAAATCAGGTTTGCGGCGCGTTCGTGCGCGTGAATCCTACTAACGGCAAGACAGATGCCGATGTTGAGGCGTTTCGCCATACTCTAATCGAATTTGACAAGCTATCTTGTGAAGATCAATTCAGCATCTTGACTCAATCTAACGTGCCTTGCACTGCTATCCTTCACAGCGGTGGAAAATCAATCCACGCATGGGTAAAGGTTGATGCCACTACACGCGATGAATATGACGAGCGCGTCGCTTGGATTTACGAACATTTCAGGCAATACGGGGTTGACCCCAAAAACAAAAACCCTTCTAGGTTTTCAAGATTGCCGGGGATGAATCGCGGCAATAATGTTCAATCGCTTCTTTCACTTAATGCCGGAGCAGAATCTTGGTTGGCGTGGAAGACTGAAAAGGAACACGAATCTTTAGGGCAGCTTGTAACGATTAAATCCATCCTAGACTATGACCCGAACAATGATGATTCATCTGTGCTTGGCAAGCGTTGGCTATGCCGTGGTGGTTCGTGTGTCATTGTCGGTCAATCTGGCATCGGTAAAAGCTCAATCGCAGTTCAAGCGGCTTGTCATTGGGCGGCAGGGCTGGATTTCTTTGGCATCAAATCCACATTGTCGAAACCGTTGAAGAGTCTCATAATCCAAGCTGAAAACGACCTTGGGGACGTGGCTGAAATGGTTCAAGGCGTCATCGGCGGCATGGAAAACATTTTGACAGACGAACAGATTGGCGATGCATCGGTTTTAATCCCCAAAAATGTCATCTTCGTCAGAAACCAAACCCACACTGGCGAGATGTTTTGCAATACACTTAGAAAGCTGATTGAGATTCACAAACCTGACTTGGTTTGGGTTGACCCTCTGCTAGCTTTCTTTGGTGACGACATCTCCAATCAGAAGGCTTGTTCAATCTTTCTCCGTAATCAGATTAATCCGATCCTAGAATCGTCAGGCGTGGTCTTATTCTTTATGCACCACACGAACAAGCCGGACAAGGATGCCAAGTCCAAGACTGGTTGGACTCGGAATGATTATTCCTACATTGGAGGCGGTTCAAATGAGCTAACAAACTGGACTCGGGCGATGATGTTTCTGAAGCAAATTGACGATGACAACTATAGGCTCATGCTAACCAAGCGCGGGACTCGGGCTGGGGCAAGGGATTTGGCAGGGGAATTCACGCGGGACATATTCTTAACTCACGCTAACTATGGCATTCGATGGGTTCAAATTGAACAGCCGGAAGAAACCGAAAAAGGTAGGCCAGCTAAGGAACTGGATGGAGAGGCTATTCGATCAACAATCAACACTTGGATGACCAAGAGTGAAGTATATTCTAAGCTCGAAAAGGTGTTGTCATTAAAGACCAGAACACTAAGAGACAGATGGCCTGAAATTGAGCAACACTTGAAGCCAAATCATTCTTCCCATGTCACCGTTTGGATTGCCAAATAGCAGCGGCAATAAATCAAAAAACATTATTGCCGCTACGACTCAAAAACCGGGCTTAAACAAATGACAATCAACAATTTACACAGCGGCAATAAATGGTTGCCGATGGTTAGCGGAAAACCCGCCAAAATGTTTGCCAATTTATGATTTTGCATAAAACGAAAAAACAATCTAAGCAGCTATCGTTTAGTGATTTACACAGCGGCAATAAATCATTATTGCCGGGCAATAAATCATTATTGCCGGCAGCGGCAATAAATACTCCCCCCATAGGGGGGGAGTATATTATTGCCGGTGGGACTGCGTTAGTTTATTGCCGGTTCGCAGAACTACCTAGACTCATGGCTAGATCGGTTGAGCTTGGCTACAACGTGGACGGAATGATTGTGGCCGACCAAGGTTACAAACTCCGAGTGAGAGAGCTTCAAGGCAAGATTGCCTTTGCTAAACCGCAGGAGCTTGTCTAAAATAAAATAGAAACGCGGCAAATCGAAAGCTAGGCCGCAAAGAATGCGTTTTATGAGAAGATTAACAAGGCTACCATCTTTGAAATTGCGTAAAAACGACCCAGAAGGGTTTAGGCGATTACTGGTTGAAAGGGTTTCTCAATTGCGCAAAAGAAAACCATTGCCACAAAAACTAATTTCAAATTGTCTTAGGCTTATAGCTCAGTGTGACTTTGACCCAAGTAGAGATGGGCTTAATAACCAATTGCACGCCGCAGATCACATTCATCCCCACAATCACACAGACGGCGAGTCTGGTTACACGATAAATGGCGAGCTTTCGCCCATTGCGCACGAACCAAGCGCGCATGAAATTGATCGGGACTTAGGCTGGAGAGAGCCGGGGGAGACTGATGTTCAAAATGAGTTTTCTGAGCCAGCCGACACGCTCAACGCAATCATACGTTTCTTGTCTAAATCAGACAACCATGACTCAATAGGACTAAGGGCAGCAGCATTGGTCACAGTTGTTAGGCCAGATGTTTGGGACGATGCGCCAACCCTTGCGGCGGCGGCACGCAAGCTGGGAATCACGCGTGCCGCACTTCAAAAGTATTCACGAGAAATACACGAAATGACCAAAGGTAGGTTTCAATCGCGATGCCAGCGTTCAGTTGAGGTCAGAGAAGAACGGTCTAGGCTGGCAAAGGAGCAGCATGAGAAATAAATTGTGTAGGCAAAATTTGCCTAGTGATAATGTAGGTAAAATTTGCCTACCACATATTGTGGTATCAAATAACAGCATCACAATTTGTAGGTTCTTTAACGTTAAAGTAAGCGCACAGGTGACGCG